CCGACCCGCACGGGTCTCCGCGGCCATCGCTGCCGTCTGCGCCTGTTGCTCCGCGAGATTGGCGGCACCCTCGGCGAGCACATCCGACAGCCGCGCGCGGTCCTCTTGGAATCCCGACGCGAACACACGCGCCGCGGCCTCTGCGGATGCCTCACCCGCTGCCGCTGCCGCCTCGGTCTCCGGGGTAGCCCCTCTATCTCCGGCGTTGACCGGGGCTGCCTGCCCTCCTGTGAGGATGTCGGCTCGGAGCTCTCGGAGGCGTGCCACGCGGGCGCCGCCCTCCTCGGTTGCACGCCTGCCGCCTTCCATGCCCGCGGTGAATGATGCCTCTACAACGCCTGCGGTGAGCGCGCTCGCAATCGCGGCCGGCGTCTCGGTCGAGGCGCGGGTGAGCTCCTCCAGCGCGTTGCGCATTGAAAAGAGCCCGCCGCTGAAATCCCCGGTCCCGATTTGCTGGAGCGCGGTGAAAAGCTGGTCGAGGGCAGACACAAGGGAATCAAACGGCGCCCGGATGCGGTCGACCGCCGACGCCATCCCATCCGCGAAGCCGTCGATAGCACCCGCGGCACCCTCAAACCCGTAGATGAGGAGCTCGGTCACTTGGAATAGTGCGTCTGCTCCACCCACCGCGTCAAATAGCTCGGCCTTTAGGCCGTCAAGTACGGTATTTAGCTCCGCGGTCGCCCGTTGCCACTCTCCCGCCGACCGGGCAGCATCCGGGCCGACACCTACGCCAAATTCGCGCGTGAGAGCGACGAACGCCTCCAGCTCGGTACCGCTCAAAGCCTGGAGTAGCTTTCCGCCGGTCCTGCCGAGGGCCTCGACCGCAAGCGCGGACCGTTCCGCGCTGGGTTCCATCGCATTGAGAGAGGCGAGCGTCTCGCGGAGCACCGCGTCACCGTCTCGGAGGTTGCCCTGTGCGTCGACTACCTCGACCCCGAGAGCCGCAAAAGCCTCGGCCGTCCGGCCGGTGCCCTCTGCCGCCTGCGACAGACGCGCGCCAAATTGGTCGAGCCCGGAGGTGAGCGAGGAGAACGAGAGGCCCGAGCCCTCCGCGGCGAGCCGCAAGCCCTCCAGTGTTTCCGTGGCGATGCCGGAGCGGGTCGACGCGTCGGTGATGTCGTTCCGGGCGTCGGCGATTTCCTGCCCCATCCGTTGAAAGGCACCGGCGACGGCCGTAACGGTCCCCAGGAGCGCGCCCGCCCCGAGAGCCGCCCCGAGGGCTACGGACGATGCCGAGACGCCTGCGAGGCGCGTTTTTAGCCCGCCGAGCACACCTCCGAAACGGCCCACACCCTGCCCGGCTGTCTGCGACTGTCGGCCCATCGTGGTGAGCTGCCGGCCGGTCTGCGCCGTCTCGTTGCCGAGGTCATCCACCGCGCGGGTCGTCGCCTCGGTCTGTGTCTCCAGCTTACGAGATCCGGCGGTCGCGGATGCGGTGCCCGCTTTCGTCCGGTCATCGAGCCGCAGGATGTATTCAACGATTCCGTCTGCCATCCTGTCAGCTCCCAGGTGCGGGCATCACCCACATCACATGTTCACCGTTCCGCTGTAACCACTGCCGCTGCGATTCTACCGCGGCGCCGGCACAAGCGCGAGAGAGCAGCAAATCGAACCACTGCCCCGTCACCGGGTCATCCGTCGGACTCGACACCCACCGCGCCGGGGTCTGTCCGTACCTTCTCGCTGTCTCGTCCAGCATGTGCAGTAGCCGCGGCTCCCGCGCGAAATCGGGCCACACGCGCCGCGGCCTCGGCGTAGCGGGTCATCCCCGCCCCCACGATGTGCCCCACGCTCTCCGCCTCGATGCGCCCCACCCACAACCGGGGAGGATTGGCGGCCGGCTGCTCGTCGGATTCAGCGAGCACAAAGCGCACCGGCTCCGGCTCTCCGCCATTCTGCCGGAGGTGCCGAATCGTGAGACACGCGATGATGGCGGCGTTCTGCTCGTCTGCGCGGTTGGTGGGGCGCTGCTCGGGGCTGTCAATGAGCGACGCCACGGTCAGCCCGAAAAGCACCGCGCCGTGCTCCCGGAAATCTGCCGGGGCAAGCGGGATACACCCGGCCTCCAGCTCCTGCCCGGCGATGCGGAGCGGCACCCACGAGGGCTCCGCCAGCGCCGCAAAATCTATCCCCATCACGATGCCTCGGCGGTCGCGTCATTGTTGACCACGACAAACTCTACCGGCGGGTCTGTGCCGTCGTCGCGGGCCTCAAAAATCGCGCTCTCCTCAATGAGCCCCACCGACTGCGCGGCGATGGTGACGGCCTCGGGGATTTGGGCGTTGTAGAGGTTGATGCGGAGCTGGTCGGTGCCGCTCGTGAAGGTGATGTCGCCGTCGCTCTCGGTGCCCGCGGTCTGTGCGTCGGGCCAATTGTCGCTGTCTTTATACCGGGTGACGGTCATCCGGGCGTTCCGCACACCGGTAACCGCAGACCCGGTGATGGATGCGGAGCCAAAGGCCCGGAGCCCCTCGACCGCGTTTTCGAGGTCCAGCGAAATCGACCGCGGCGTGTAGTCCACACTATTCCACTGCCAACGGTTGGCAGCGTGGGAGAGCACCGGGGTGGTGTGGTCGGCGAGGCTCGGGGTGGGTGCGCTGCCGGGTGTGGAGCTCATCGCCACAAAGTTGAGGCTAAGGCGAGCGATGCCGGGCGACTGCACCGACAGGGTAGCCGAGGTCACCCGCGCGCCGGCGATGACATCCCCGCGCTGGAGAGCTCCGGTGCTGGAGAGGGTATCGCGGGCCGTGCGGAGGGTGACCGCAGGAGGCTCGGCACCGGGAGAGAGCGTGTGCGTGTAGGGGCCGGAGCCCGTGGTCGCCCATGTGCCGCCGATGCACGCCCGCAGGAATGAGGTGAGCGCCCCGCCCTGGTAGTAGCACAGGATTTCCATTGAGCCGGAGACCTCGACAGACTCCAGGTATCGGGCTTTCAGGTAGGAAAGGTCCCCGAGCGAGAGGTCGTCAATGCGCGACCGGGTGCTCACGACGGTCAGCGAGAGAGACGCGAGACGAGCCCACAGCGCCGCGGCTACCGCGGTCCCCTCGGTGCTCTCAAATCCGATTCCGACGGCGGCGTTCCGCCCGAGCTGTACTGTAGCCATTATGCCGGCTCCTCTGCGGTGTTCGCGTATCTGATGGCTGCGAAGACAAATTCCCGCAGCGTGTTCATGGTAACACTAACCTCATCCACATAATCGGCGCCGTTGACGCCACCCTCCACCCACATATAGACGAGCGTACGCCCGCCCCATTGTGACAGGCGGGTCCGCGCGGGATTGTTCCCGCCGGCGTACGGGGTGCCGTCGTTGCGGGTCTCGACCGTGATGGACGCGACCTCCTCGTATTCCGCGCGGCCGTTGTAGGGCTGCGCCTGTCGGGCGATGTGGCGCGTGATGTCGAAAACGACGCACCCATCAGCACCAGGCGGAAACGAGTAGCGGGCGCCGGGATTGTTGGAGCCCACCGGGGTCGTCTGTGCGTCGACGATGACCATCCCCGGCGCCGGGGTACACGGTAGGACCGTGGCCGTTTTCGGAGCCGTCGCGGTAAACGAGCCGGAGGTATCGGCCGGGGTGCCGTCGTATCCCCAATACAGGTACAGCACGACCGTTGCGTCTGAGCTGCTCGGGGTCCAGTTGTCGACCTCCAGGAGCGCGGTGCGGGTCGTGTAGTTCCAATTTGCGCGCTGCCATGTGAGCTCGGTATGGCCGTCGCTGTCGCAGATTTTGATGTCGTGGCCGTCGCTGCGAACATTGGCCCAAAACGCGCCGAAATCCTTGGGGATGGTCAGCGATACGTCAATGGTGGCGGCTCCTCCGTTGTTGTCGACCGTCACCGGGACCCGCCATTGGCTGTTTTCGTCGTGCCAGCTCATGTCACATCCTCGACCAAAAGAGCTCTATGGTCATCGCCACATACGCGTCGCGCTGCCGGCCGTCGACCTCCGGCCCGGTAACCACCTCGGTCGATACCGTGAGGTCGTGCACCTGTGCTGCGCCGAGGTTCCGGGAGGCATGGAGCGCGCGGATGATGTCGGCCTCCAGATTGTTTGCGGCCTCGACCGCCTCCGCCGGGTCCACCCCGCCGGACACAACGCCCACCACATCCACAGCGAGCGTCTGTCCGTAGCTGGAGAGGTCGGCGCCCTGCCCTCCCCGGATGTCCTGCCGCGGCCCCAGGTGGAAGGCGACATAGGGCCGGACGCGGGAGACCGGCGGCCCATCGAGGTCGAGCTGCTCCACCTGCCCGGTACCCGAGAGGTCGTAGCTATAGAGCCCGGTCCCGTCGATGCCGGAGAGCACCGACGACAGCGCCGAGGCGATGGTATTGCGGTTTGTGGGGCTGCTCATGTGCTCCCCCGGTCAATGCTGCCGGGCGCGGCCATTGTGACGCGGAGAGCGTCGCCGAGGGTGCTGGGGACCTCGGCGCGGGTATCCCACCATGCCCGGCGAGCGTAGCCCGTCGCGGGTATCTCGGTTTCCTTCCGCAGCCACCACCGCACCACATCCGCCCCACCGACCCGCTCTACGAGCGCGGCGAGAGCTCCGCGGCCGGTGCCGGAGCGAATGAGGCGAAACCGGAGCGGCTCGGGGTAGTCCCGCGGGGAGGCGTAGCGAGAGACGCCCGCGGCGGTCTTGACATCCGGGGTAGGGATTGCCAGCCATTGACGGTTGACCGGACGGATTACCGCGCCCTGGTCCTGTGCTCGTGCGTATCGTAGGTTTTTTCCGCCGGTCCTGCCCCCTGCGGAGAGGGTAGCGGCAAGCGGTACCCCTTGAATCGTGCGCCCAAATAGCGACGCCTGCCCGGCCGCGTCGACGGTTGCGACCGTCTTACCCCCCTGCACTACCCGGCCGGCGATGGAACGCCGTAGAGAGCCCGTGCGGGACCGCGGAGAGCGTGTGGCGTTGCCGACCGCTCGGGACTGCATTTTCAGCGCGAGAGCCGTGGCGCGCCGTTGCAGCACCCGCGCGAGCCGAGGCCCTGCCGAGGCTACCCGCTCCTCCCATTCTGCGACGGTGAGCCGTTCCACTACGGCACCGACAGCCGGTAGTCGGCGAGCATTTCCCGCACCTCGGGGAGCAGGGAGAGCGGCGCGACAGACCGCGACCCGCCGCGGGTGCTGGTCGAGCTGGAGCCCGCCGCGGATGTGTTGCCGATTTGGTGGATGGCCTGGGTAATGGCGGCCTCGGTCAGCACCGGATGGTCGGCGACCGTGTAGCCCGCGGAGACCACGACCCGATTTGCGCGGTGTGTCCGCCCCCACGAGGCGGTTGCGTCGTCGAGGAGCTCCACCCGGCGACCGACGGCCACATACTCCGAGGAGCCGAGCAGGGTATCGCCGCCGTAGTCCTGCGCGGGGTCGATGTGGACCGAGGTTACCGACAGAATCGGAGGCGCCGGAATAATGGCGGTCTGCGCGTCCTCACCCATCCCGAGGTCGTAGCGGCCCGGAAAGGTCGTGTAGGTCGCCGCCTCCATTGTTTGCGCGCCGGTGTCGGGTACCGGATGCCCACAGTAGCGGGCAAACGCGCTGTCAATGCGCGCGAGTAGCGCGTCAATGGTCGTATCATCTGCGCTGGAGAGGCCCGGTGCGAGCTCGCGGACCTGGGCGGCAGTAGCGAGGGCCATACCCTACCCCTCTGCGATTTGACGCGCTCGGGCGTCGATTGCCTCGACCACAGACGGCCGATGCTGCCCCCGGATTTCTGCCCACCGGAGACCGGCGAGCGAATCGTCCAGCGCACCGGAGGCGATGCGCTCGACGACAGACCGGGCCGACGCCCCCAGCTCCCGGATGGGAACCGGAGGCGCGGGGAGGGTTCCCCGGATGGCCCGGTCGAGGAGCATCATGCGCGCACGCGCTCCAGGGTCACCACAACGGTACCCGCGACGGCTACGCCGCTGGCCTCTTTCGTGATGGCCACTTTGACCGCGCCACCGTCGGCGATGAGGTTGCTACCCGCGCCCGAGAGGGTCACGGACGCCACGCCACCGTCGGCGATGTCACCGGTGCCGGTGGTGGTGGTGGACATAGCGCCCACCGATGTACCACCCACGGATGCCGTAAAAGTCGCGTAGTTCGTGTCGTTGGCGGTGACAGCACCGTCGGCGACGAAATCCACGCCCACCACCTTCGCCTTTCCGCCGGAGCGGTTGACGCCGTAGAGGTCGGCATCGGTGCCAGCGGTAGCAGCGGCGACGGGCACATAGAGCGCCAGGCTGATTCGTTCGGAGTTCATTTCTTACCTCACTTGGCCATGTTGTAGGCGTAGCGGACGGCGGCGTCGGTGCTCTTGCTCATGTCCTTGAAGCCGACCCGCTGACGGGCGCGCATGTAGGTCCCGGCGACCGTGATGTCGTTTTGCAGCGACACGGTAGCGCCGGCGCGGAGCACGCGGCGGAACATCCGGCGGTTCAGCACGACATAGCCGGTCTTGGTCTTGACCGAGTTGTCGTAGAGGCCGGAGGCGTTGAGGTCGCTCGGCATGGCATCGGTCATGATGATGGGGTGCCCGGCGATGCTCGCGACCTCGCCCGAGGCGATGGGGGCGCGGTTGCCGTAGTCGTTGGCCGACACGATGCCGGAGAGACCGACAAAGTTTTTCAGGTAGCCCTCGGGGCTGGTGATGATGGGCATATCGCCCGGCACCGACCGGGGGCCGCCAACCGCGTTGATGTCGCTAAACAGGGTCGAC